GCTCCATACCGTGATACTGCCGCCATGCCTCGATGCGTTTGAGGACTCCAGCTTGACCCTCGGCGGCGAGATAGAACACTGACTTCTTTTTGGTGTCATATCCGTGCCAAGGGATACCGTGAGCAATGGATAACGCCATATCCAATGCGGCAAACGATTTTCCGGAGGATGGTGCTCCATAGATCATCATCAATCCTGTTGACTCTGGAATGATCTTTTTGATGATCCAGGACATCGACAGTGTTTCGAGAAATGCCTCGTTGAGTGCTGCCGGCGAAGGCAAGACACGCCGGATAAATTTGTTTTCCGGAGGGATCAGTTGCCGTTTGACTTCAGACAACCCTTTCTCAACGGCGATATCGTTGAAGTCCTTTCCAACCTCTTTAGGCACGATATACGGCAAGCCGGTGGCCTGGGCGCCCTTGAGGCCGGTCTCGCTTACATCGTTGTCGGCTGCGACAACCAGGCGTTTGGAGGTCCTGTATGACTTCGCGGCATGCTGGAGGTTCCCTGCCGAGAAAGCGATTACTACCTCCGCGCCGGTGGCTTCATGTATGGAGGCGCCGGTGGCGTATCCTTCGACCAGGTACGCTATCTGGCCTTCGCCGGGAATGACATGGAAGTGTCCCTTCAGTTCCCCTCCAGTGAGAAACCGTTTCCCGCCATGCGGATCAATGTATTCGAGGGAATGCAGCGTTCCTTCCGAATCCCGGATGGGAATCATCAATCTTCCTTTTTCATCCTGACGGATCCCATACGCCTTGACCTGCTTCTTTTGAAGGTAAGCGTGGCCCGGCGTGGGTTCCTTTGCCGCCTCCCATCGTTTAGTGGCTTCATCGCGCGCTTCCGCTCGGCGGACCTGCTCCGCTTGTTCGCGCAGGCGCCTTGCCTCGGCCATCCGGTTTTCGTACCGTTGTCTCTCCCGTTGCGTCATTTCGGAGACGTCCCTGGCGCTCCAGGTCAACGTCGAAAGACCGCCGTCCTTCCATGACCCGGCGGTCCCGCCGGGAATGTCGTCGGGGAAGAAGACATACCAGTTTGATTTCCTGCCCCGCTTTTCTCCTGGCGCGTCGTATCGTTCGATCTGTCCGGTGGGCTTGATGACCGGGCAACCGAGCCCCGCGGCTGCAATAGCATTCTGGAACGCCTGCTCTGGGTGAGCCGGTGGATGATCCAGCGGGTCTTCATCTTGTCTTTTGGCGTTATTGAAATCGAAATCATATATTTCAGTCATGCCAGCACTTGTCTCCCCACGCACACCATTTGCACTGGTAGAAATCGGCAGATGGATATTCCCGCGGTAACAATTCACCGGCCATGCAGGCCTGGATAATCCGGACTGCCCTGTCCGACGCGTCTTGTGCAACTGACTGATCGAAAGGGATATTTTCGTGATACAGAGATGAATCGTCCTTGTTGACGCATGTCCATAGGGCAGGCCTGTCGGCAAGGTCCATGTAGGCCATGTAGATCTGAACCTGGACATAATAGATCCAGTTGGCCTTTTTGACTTTGTTCTTTTCGAACTCACGCCATTTTTTGGCGTTCGCTGTTTTGCATTCCCATAACCGCGGATACGGACCGAACTCGTCAGGTCCACCCACAATAACTCCATCTATGTGACCGGATATTTTCCCGCCGGCGACGGAAAAACCAAATTGTCGGCCCTCTTTATCCTTTACTCTCAGGTCAAACCCAGCCATGCGGATCCATTCCGCGGCCAGGTCTTCGACTACATGACCGATGGAGAATATCCGTAAGGTTCTTCCTTCGAATGGCCTGTCTCGTGGTGTATTAAAAAATTCATATTGGAGGGCCCTGGCACATTCGCCGCCGAGACGAGAGCCTCCGAGATAATCCCTGGGTCGCTCGGGCCTGCCGGTAAGAGCCTCGTCAATGAGGTGATTTATTCGATCTGATTGGTTTATTTGGTGATTAAAATCGAGCATGTCCAGCTCTCCTTTTTGTTTATGTATGCCCTGGAGGTGGCACGTGTCGCAGAGGCAGGAGAGATCAGAATCTTTTTCCCGAAAAAACCGATACCTCTTGTGGTGCACCTGCAATTTCAGCGTTGATCCGCATTGTTCACATTTGCCCACCAGCTCCCGAAATTCTTTCGATTTCTGCCGCCAGTGTGTGGTTGCATAATAGTTAGAAAGGTTCATTGGGATCGTTAACGTATTTACTCCACACCTCTTTGCTGGCGCCTAATTCCCGGAGCGTTTCAAAAATGGATTGCCCGCAGGGCTTCCAGTAATGGAATCGGGGATCTGCATCAAACGGGATCACCAGATCCCCAGCATCGCTGATGTACGGCAGGCTGAACTTCGCCCCCTTATCCGGTATCAAAGCCTCGATGCAGGCGCGGACTAGGGCATCAACCTCAGTGCGGGAATAGTCGTTTACAGCTTTCCCTGTGAGTCCTGCTGACAAGAGTGCTTCACCCAGTTTCTGATAATCAACGGGCATGTCGAAAGACCTCCTGTTCGATTGCTGATTTGTTCCAGAGAAAATTGAGGAGGCAGGAAGCCTCGTACTTTCTGAGATTGTAATCGTTTACATTCCAACCAATGTTGGCGAGCAGCTCCAGTTGTTTAAATGATGGCGGGTCCTTCAGCCAGCGCCTGCTTTTCTGCGCGGCATCCGTGTCTTCATGCAACCGCAGAAAATCATCCGCTTGAGCAAGGGCCGGGACTTTCGCACCGACGGATAATCGGCGCATGGGTTTGCCCTTCATCTTACCCAACGATACCCAATCGTTTCCATTTGCCGATGCCGTCACAACCCAGGCATTGAATCCGCTGGCGACCATGACCTTCCCGCTGCCGAATAGGTCTGCCCACTTGAAAGGTGATTTTTTCAGCAAATCTACTTCCATCATCACCACATCGGAGTATTCCTTCTCCTGAGCGGCGCCTTTAGCGCCGGCGTGGTATTCATAACCGCAAACAGGGCACTCTCTCGTTTGTATGGGGATCAGTGTATTGCAGCTCGGGCATTCTTTATTTGCTGCTTCTGTTCCTTCCAAATCATCCAATCGGACGCCCTGTTCCAGATCGCCGTGGATGCGAATTGATTCTCCAAAATCCAGGACAATGCAGTCCCGCTTTATCACCCCTGGATGTTCTTCCGGATCCACGACTCGCAGACCACGACCGATCATCTGCAGCATGGTGGATTTAAATGAGCACGGCCGAAGGAGAACGACACAGGAAAGAGGCGGACAATCATAGCCTTCGGTTAGAACGGCCACGTTGCAGAGGACCTGCAGATCGCCATATTCAAAGCGTTTCAGGATTTCCGCTCGATTTGGCGTATCACCGAAAATACAGTCCGCCTTTATCCCGTTCTCCTGAAACAGGGCGCAGACCGCTTCCGCATGGCGGATCGTGGAGCAGAAGGCGATCGTTTTCCGGTCACCGGCGAGATCCTTCCATTCCCTGAACACCGCGGTATTTACCGGCACGGTGTTCATTAATGTTTCAACCTCGTCTAAGTCGTATTCGCCACACGACGTTTTCCGTACTTTTTGGATTTCTTCAGCAAGACCGGGAAGGGTGGCAATGAACGTCCGTGGGGGGACCAGGAACCCCAGATCCACCAGATGCCGCATTGTGATCATGTCGCAGACATTGTCGAAGGTCGGCTTCAGACCACGTTTATCGCCACGCGATGCTGTCGCGGTAAATCCCGCGATGAGAACATTGGGGTTTCGGGATCTGGCGGCATCGACGATGCGCTGGTATGTCTCCGATCTGGTGTGATGTGCTTCATCAATTACCAGAACGTCCAATGGCGGAAGAATCTCCATGCCGCCATTCCGTCCAAGTGTCTGAGCCATGCCGAAGATAGTGTCTCCGGAAGGGTCTTTGATACCGAGACCATAAACAGAGGAACTCCTATCCGGATTGATCCGGTGGAACTTCTCCCGATTCTGCGCGACCAATTCTTCCCGATGCTGCAGGATCATTTGCCGGCCGCCCAGACTTGCAAGCAACCAAGAAATCATAAGCGTCTTGCCGGATCCCGTGGGGGCGATGGCAAGCGTGTTTCCGTATTCGGACAACGCACTTACCGCTCGCTCTACAAGGGTTTCCTGATATGGACGGGGAAGCATTGTTTACCTCGCCCATGCCGGAATTGCTGAGGGTGCCTGGTTTTTTGTTGGCTGTGGCGTGTTTTTAGGAAGCGCCGCAGTCGGATCTGTCTTTCCAGGTCCGCCGGGCAGAACAGTTTCTCCCGCCATTATTCGCTGATATATCTTGTGGTCGGGAGTCAGAACACGCAGGATTTTATTCTTGTCGCCGTAACCGTCCTTGCCCTTTTCGATACCAATTTCTATGGCAAATTCCAGTTCATTCAGTTCCTCCCAGGTGCTGATGATGCGCGCCTGTCGGGCTTTATCAGACTCATCTTTGGGATCGATACCCTTGGCCGATTCCAGCATTCCGCGGAGCAGTGATCGCGTTATCGAAGCCGCTTTTTCGTGCCCTTCTGTCACTCCGCCCACGCCGGCGTTCTGGAAAATCTTTCGCTTGGCATAAGGTGCGGATGATAGGGTCAGTTCCATGACCAGGTACTCGAAACCGGATTGCGATTTTGAGAGCCATCCCCCAACGCCATGTCCTCCCGGCCGAATGGCGCAGATTACTCTTGCGTAAGTTTTAGAGGGAAGCAGATCGCCCTCCTGTTGCTCGGATGCCGTGTTGAAATCAAAGAAATTACTCATTGTTATTGCCCTCCTTTATCTGTGTCTGGAATATTCGTTCAGGCTTGGGTCCGCTGATTTTTTGCATAAGACGGCCAAGATGTGGCTCCTCGACCATGTCCAACCGTCCACTACGGTCCTTTGCCGGATAGCCCCAGGGGTTGACTTGATGCGTAACAAAAGCGCGGTAGGGATTGCCGGAATCGTCCTTTAGTGCAACCATGCTGATGATCTCGTCAAAGATGCCCGGCAATTCGTTCCCTGCTTTGGCGCCTTCGATCTGTGGCACCCAAAGAGCGCGGCCGTAATCATCCTCTTTCCGATCAAGACCACCGACAACCCATATATTTTTGTCTCTGCAATATTGAATTTGCGTTAGCCACTGAACCAATTCACGACCGACCAGGCCATAGGCCCCGCGGTTGTCCTGCTTGCCCGTCTTTTCTGAGAACGCTTCCGGCTGGCCGGTTGCCCATTGCCAGCACAGACGCGAGGCAACCGAAATGGAATCCCAAAAAACAGTGTCGTATTTCTGAAGAAAGGACGGATCAGTTTCCCCAGCTATGAATTCATAATGGGCTTGACTATACGGCTGTTCCGGTCGTCTCGATGGATTGGGACCGGTCATAAGGCAAGCCATATTGATCGCTTCTTCCCACGTATTGATTTTGATCTGATCCACCGGACAATCCTGGACAGCCAGGTCCCCGCCCTCAAGGTCGAGGAAGAGTGTTTTATCCGGATCAAGGCTCCACAAGAGAGACGTTTTGCCGATACCGTGGGGCCCAAATATCGCTCCCTTGATTCGTTTTCTCTCAGCCAATCGTTGATCCGCGGTTATGATTTTCATGCTTGCACCTCCTAATTATTTTTTCTCTGATTCAACGCGCTCCACCTTGAAGGCCTCTTCGCCGAATTCCCGGGTGAGGAAACCGGTGAAGATGCGGGCGATGGCACGGCCGACATCGGTCGCCGCGTCCACGACGCAAGAACGTTTCTGGGTATCAAACCGAAAAGACGCGTCCAACCGAACCAGCGACCGGCCATGAAGGCTCTCGGCGGCGATAACCGCAAGGAGAAGGGACTCTTCGACGTCCCTGATGGGGACCTTGGGATCGAAGTTATATCGGTAAAGTTCTCGGTTCATGGTTATGCCTCCATTACGTTCAGTGGGATCCGGTCAATACCTACCGGAAACGGACCCGAACCGTCGGGGAATCAAAGATAGTCTTTCAGCCCAGCTGCCTCTAAGTTGGCGCGCAGTTTCTTGAGGGACTCGTAGATGGTTCCCCGTGGTACCCCGGTGTCTCGGGAAAGCTCCGTCACGGTGTCGATTCCGAGACGCCGGCACAGCTCGCGAAGTTCCGGCGGGAGCTTTTCGATTGCCTGACGGACGTCGATGGAGAGATCACGCAACTCGGCCGTTGAGCGTGAAAGTCCGCCAGTCAAGCGCAGATAATCCTCCTGGTCGATGGTTTCCATGCGCTCGACCGAGCCGCCTTCCTCGTCCTCGAGGCGTTCGTTAAGAGAGCAATTGCATAGGCGGTAATCCCGTAGTCCTGCCTTCCGCGCCTCGATGATAGTGGCGATCTTATGTTCCACCACTCGGGCGATGAAGGTATTGCGCTGCGCGCGGTCGGGGTTGTATTTGGGCAGGCGTTGGAGCAGGTCCAGGATCATTTCCTGCTCCAGGTCCTCGCGGTCGGAGTCGGTCAAACCAACACGTCCGACCAGTTGTTTTGCCTTGAATTTGATGATCTGAACGGCATACTCGTCAATTCCTTCACAGTGATTGCTACTACCCATCTGAGCCTCCTCGGGGCCGAGGAGGAGCTCGTGCGGGTGTCAACCTGTGCCGGAATGAACGCTCTACAGAAAAAAAGCGGAGGCATTGCGAGTACGCCGGTATCGGCGACACCCACAACGACCTCCGCTCTGCGGCCAGTCTGTTGTCTGATGTTGAACCGTATTCTATTGCCGGGTCTGAATCAGACCCGGACCTCGTCCGCCACGGTCATGCGGATGGGCAATCCGTTGTCGATCATGAGTTCCTGGATCGAGAGAAATCGCTCCCTATCAAAGACCTCGAACAGCTCCGCGACCTTCCTTTTCAGGGCGAAGCCGTCGTTGCCGCGTGATTCGTTCGGCCCGTTGTCCTTGCCAAACAGGAAAAGCCGCAGCACGGTGGGCGGGGGATCGAAGACGGGCTCACCGTCCCGGACATGAAGTTTCTCGATCCGTCCGTAGTTGATCTCCTGCATCAGCTCGAGTAGGCGTTTTCTGGCAGGAGTCAGAGTCGCCTTTGTCACGACATTCGTCATACCGGACCTCCTTTCGCGCCCGTGGCGCATCAAAAAAATAGCCCCCTGGGAGTGGGGTCCGGCGAATGGACTCCCCAGGGGGCTGTGACCCGGATTACCGGGCGCTTATTTTAGGGATGAGGTTCTCGCCGGACCTACACCCCTCATTGTCGAAATTTCGATGAGAGGGGCGTGGATGATCCGGGGAGGTAAAAGCTATAAATGAGAAAAGACTATGATTACAGTCTTGTAGACGAATTTTGGATGGAAAAATATTTTGTTATTTTTTTTAGAGGCCCATCGAAATTTCGATGAGGGGGGAGGTGAACTATTCTTCGGGAGAAATAAGGAAGCGTGCCTGCCAACCTTTCCCATCTTTTGTCATCTTGAAAGGATCGCCTTTAATACGGAAAAATTCCCGCAGGTTGGCGGCGAGGAGTTCACGGCGTTTTTGGTTTCTCGGGTTTGCTTCGTCACTGCTCCAATCCAATATGCCGCGTTCATTGGCAAATACCTCAAGGAGCTTCCATTGGAGGGTTGGATTGCCGTTCTTTTTATTGGCCATTCCCATCTGGGTATAATTGAATACCCCTCCAACCGATTTCACCTTGATTGAAACGGTATGGCCATCCTTGAAGCGAATGGATACATTTTCCCAGATTGCATCCGGAGGTGTCGGGAAAAAGAGTCTGGCGTCGTTTTCCTTAGGCCGTGGAAGATTCGCAAAAATATCGTCCATGGAGCGCAACAGTTGAAATTGTCGGGATACATTCTCAGACAGAGGTATGTATATAGACCCTTTAGCGGCCAATCGTTTCTCCGCCATGCTGGTGCAATGATTTCGTGTTGGAGCTAAGAGAATAAATGGATTGTCATTCCGGCTGAGGAGGCCATCAAGGATCCTGTTAAAATCGTCGGGCTCCATCTGAATGGTCAGGTAGACCGGAAAGCGATATCCGGCATATAGGGAGTAAACGCCGATGCGCGTCGTTCCAGGAAGGTCGGTCGCCGAGTCTGTCTCCTCGAACAGACCGAAGACCTTGGCGAGTGCTGCGTCGAGGCTGCGACGGTCCAGTTCATAGACCACGATGTCGGATCGCTGCAAGGAGAAGGTTTCACATCCACGCTCGCATCGGCAGACGGCAACGATATCCTCTGAATCGTGCACAACCACTTCGTGCTCACAGCCGCAGCCGCGTCGTACCATGCAGGGATGTGAAGCTGCCATCTTGCCGTTCGGTCGAAGGAAGGCCTTCGCCGTTTCGTAATCACTCCCCAGCAGGGCTTTCCATTCAATATCCACCGCCGCCGCGCCCGGAACAGCTTCGAGTGCATGCCAGAAACCTGACTTTCTATTCTTCATCGTCTTCCTGCTCGGCCAGTACGAATCCGCGTTTCGTCAGCCATTCCTCGACCACGGTGGCGTCACTGTCCCTGGTGTATTGGGCGATGTTCGATGGACGGATCGTCACTGTGCGGGCCGTTTTCGAATCCGAAAACTTCACCTGAAAACTCGCCCGGGTGATACGCGCATTTTGGGGCATTGTTCGCCCCCGACCGGTATAGGCGGCGAACACGTCGTTGGCCTTACGTATTTCGATTTCCGTTTCAGATCCGCCCCAGAAGAATTGAATTTCCTTCAGGCGCACCCACTCCATACCGTCCACGTCCGTGCAGACGATGGATGCTTCTCCATCGGTCCGTAGCGGCTCAAGAGTATACTTACCGGTCTCCGGAAAGAAATTCTCGTTGTTGAACACATGGCGGCCAAACTGGCGTCGAAAGAGGTCCTTTTCACCTTTTCCGCAGGCGTGCATCCGAATCTCACCGATGGCTGGTTCATAGACGAGGACGTCATACTTCTCGGGACGATAGAAAATGCTCGATGCCTGGCCGCCGTCAAGGCTGCCTTCGCGTCTCAGCGGGTCACCGTGTCGTACCAGGAACCATATGGAATCTTTTTTAGGGTAAACGAAAACCCGCGATCCCCTCCCGCGCTTTTTCTTCTCGAACCAGTCATCGAGGTCCTGTTCCAGGATGCTCAGCGCTTCTGTGGTCGGCTGTTTGAACTTAGGGATCGGATGTGTATCGGTTTGGTAGTATTCGAAGGAGCGAGGCTTCATGAGATACTGCTCGGCGTGCTTGCGTTCAAGAAGATCCCTGTCCTGCAGGTAAACCTGAACGGCGACGTCCGCCGCAGTGGGATCGGCGCCTCCGTCGAGGGAGATACCGTTGTTCTCCGCCTCTTGGAGGAGGATGTCCATGGCTTCAGGTGTTGCCATCTCGTGCACGAAGTAGAGAGCATCGAGCAATCCCTTCGGTGTTCCCGTGTCCGGGTTCATGAGCACATCGATGAGCCGGTCATAGTCGAAACCGTCAGAGGCCGATAGCGGTGGCAACGTCAAACCCCGGCCGTCGAAGTAGAGCTTATGGGGATGCAGTAGAGCCAACAGATGATCACGCGAGATGGCCTTGAGGCCTGCGGCATGGGCAAAACGCCTGAGGTTGTACGTTGCCATTCGTTCTTTCCTCCTTTTGTTTTTATAGCCAAGCATCCCTGGCGTTCGTGCTTTCAACCGGACCGCCTGACGGCAACGACCTTGCCAATTATGCGCATCCCATCGTCGGGTCCGACGGGGATCGGTCGATGCTTCGAATTTTCCGGTCTTAGTTCAATCTTCTCGTCACGGATGAAAAGCCGCTTCACCGTGGCCTCATCATTGAGCATCACGACCACGATGTCTCCGCTCTCAGTCACGGGCTGTTCGCGGACCGGCTTTTGGGCTAGCGGTGACGATTACATATAAAAAAAGTTGTGTGCCTTTGTTCTTCTCCTGTTTGAGACTGCGCCGGAATGGTGTGATTTCATTCGTTCTCTGTATTTCTACAGCCTGTATTTTCCGCTTCCATCCCATTCTATGTCGCCGGTCTTTTTCCTATACTGCAGAACGTTTCTCACGTTCCGTTTCCACTTGGGGAAGTCTGAGCGGGGCGATTGTGGTTCATAATCCTCATCGTCTAGTTTCAGGTTTCGTTCAATAAGGCGGTAAATGTCCTCTAAGGTCACCCATTGCTGTCTTGGCAACCTCTGAGAAATACAATCCCAAATATCTGGCAGATGAATCATAGCTCATGGCCCCCTTTCTTCGAGTGGCTTCTACTACCTAACGGTTGTTGTTTTATTCATTGTTGATGACTCCGTAAAAAATCAAAAATCATGCAACCCTGCACCGTAACAAGATGATTTTGTTGATACTGATTTCAGGAGAATGGCCATTTAGCGACTCTTTACGGAGTCATCATTATTGGAATCCCGATTTCGTCCGATAAAAGCAGACCCACGGGACTGACGATCTCGAAGGCGTTCAGCAATGAACTCGGATAGTTTTTCTGCTTCCTTCCATTTAGACGTTCGGCGTGTGGCATCAAAATCTTCGGCCCGAATAATAGCACGTAACACCTCAATTGGCTGATCACGGAGCCAAAGACGGAAGTCTGTTTCTTCGCGCGCCTTCCATTCAGCATGAATATCTGGGAGATGCATCTGTGACGAATTCTTGACCGCCTTTTTCTTTCCGGTTTTTTTTTCGGGTATTCCAGTTAAGAGAATTTCGAGTCTCTCTGAAAATGCTTGATTGCGCTCCGCCTCCTCAGCAAGCAAGTCAACCAAACCGCGTAGTAAATTGATTAATTCTTTTTCTTTTCGCATAGCTGTTTGATCTCCTGTGTCAGTCCGTGTAATGCATCATAAGCGGTACCATATTTTCCCTTGAAGGTACGAATATCGGCATCAACGTCCGCGCCACGAGCGACTGAAACAGTTTGAGGTATAACGTTGGTGAATAATGGTGGTTGAGCTATCCCTTCCGATTCACTAAACCGCCCCAGACGTTTTGCTTTCAGGTCAGATATGACCCGCCTATGCAAATCATTGCTTTGTACTTTTGTGGCAACTATCCCGAGTGCGGGAATTGGGAGGCCGATATCGTTTGCGAACTGAGCAATATTATCAACTATCTGGTAAATACCCCAAGTAGACACAATGTCAGGAATGGTGGGGATTATATAGCCAGTTGAAATTCGTAAGCCGTTCTTGGTAACTGTGCCAAGGCTTGGAGGGCAATCAATAATAATATAATCATAACGTCCGATAACTGGCTGTATTGCGACGCGCAATATTTCGAGCGGGTTGGCCGTAAAATTGCCCGACAGAGCAATCATTGGAATTCGATCTTGAAGATCAATAAGGCGTATGCTTGACGGCAGCAAATCGAGTCTTGCGATGCCATCATTGATTGTTGAAACGCGCTGGGCAATTGCTCTTTCAATGTCAAAGCGCGGTGAATGGTGAGGATTGAGACGATCTTCAAATAGTTGCGCAATTGTTCGTCCGTCATTGTCCATCTCGGCCCATTGGGCTTCCGAGATCATGGTAACAGTTGCATTAGTTTGCGGGTCGAGATCAATAAGTAATACGTGTTTGCGCTCCTCTTGTGCAAGCATTTCGGCGACGGCTACGGCCGTGGTAGTTTTGCCGACGCCACCTTTTAAGTTTATAAAACTGAGAACATGTGTTTCTTCGCCCTTGAAGCTTTTGACCCAGTTTTCAATCTTTTCGTGTTCCCACACCGGCCCACTTTGAAGATTCTGAAGCGGTTGCGGAAAATGGTCATAGCGCATACGCCAGTTACTCACAGCCTGCTTAGAAACTCTCGCTAAATCAGCTACTTCTGCGATTCCCAAAAGTTTGTCTGTTGGCATAGTGGCTCCTTTCCTATAGTTTATTCAACGACACAATACCATATGAATGTGTATGCTGTCAACAAATTAATCGTTTCGTGTCTACATGCCGTTTTTAATTGCCTTACCCAACGTGGAGCTTAGGCAGCAACGCCATCCAAACGACCAAGCCAACCATGAGTTTCAGGAAGTTCGAAGCAGCACCCTTTCAGAGAAACCGTATCTGGCGGAGCTGCGCTCTTTCAGCCCGAAATAAAGCAGGGCCGCCAGCGGGCGGACAGGCGGACTTGTATCGTAATCGAGCAGACCTTTGCAGAATGTGAATCCATGGTAGGAGTAAAAAAGAGATATTGCACAAGTATGCGGGAATCGGATGAGCCGAAATTTTGCACGGGACGCCTAATCGATGCGGCTTTTTTGGAGTTGGATCCACATTTTCCTCTGACGGTGCCAGTGGATTACGGCGGCAACCGGCCGCAAATCTCTCTCATAGATTCGATCACGGCCGTTGGTTGTGTTGGGAAGGCAAAGGATGTCCTCCTGGATATCCGGAGCGAGATTGAGGAGATTCATGAGCTGGGTTATCCGGGCCCGGGTTACATAGCCGAGGCGGGCAAGATCTGCATAGTCCTGAACCTCGCCTCGTCTAACCAGATCCTCGAAGCGAATCGCTAAAGCGAGCAGCCTGGATACACGGGGAATGTTCCCCTTGCCGATGACATCAATGGTCCTTTCAGGGCGTGTATCGCCGTTCTTCCGTCTGTTCCTCGGTTGGAAGGTAAAACTCGCTTCGAGGTGTTCTGTGTTATTGTTATAACTTTTCCTTGAGTTCATGTTCCTCCAGCATCCGGACTTCGTCACCCATGCACAATGCCTTGATGCCCGGAGAGCGAAAGGTCACTGTGACCTTGCCGTCGCGCCCATCGTAGGCGACACGTTCGATAAGGGTCTTGAGGATCCTTGCCTGCTCGCGTGGTGCGAGTGATTCCCAGACGGGATCGAAAGCGTTGAGCGCTTTCTTCAGGTCTTCCTCATCCAGAGTCTTCCTCTGGATGAGGATAATCTCCTCCCGAATGACGGTCATCCTCTGTTCCAGAAAACTTATCCGGTCCTGCAGGTCGGCCATTTGATCCGTAACCAGCCGACTATCGGTGCGTAAGGCCGAATTGTCGCTTACGAGGGCGTGAAGTCTGTCATCCAACCTTTTGAGCTCGCGCTCGTTCGCCCGGCGTTCAGTTTCGAGGTCATGCAACCGATTTTCGTTCTGATCTCTCACCGCTGATACCGTTTCCGAAAAGATGTCAATGTTTGAGCCAAGACCGCGGATGTAGTCGATCACCGCAACCTCCATCTCATGGGCATTGACGGATTTTGTCGGGCAGGCTGTCCATCCCCGCTGCTGGGCGGTCAAACAGACATAGTAACGATAGCACTTGCCGTTTCTCACGGTGTAGGAATGCACCATGGCGGCTCTGCACGGTGCGCAGTAAAGCAATCCTCTCAACAATGCCCCATATTTATTGCGTACATCCTTGGCCCCGGAACGGCCGTTATGTCTCAGAGTATCCTGAACACGCTGCCAAAGATCAGGATCCACAATTCCCTCGTGTTCTCCCTTGTAAATCGTTCCCTTGTAGTCGACGTTGCCCGTGTAGACAACGCTTGTGAGCAATCGATAGAGGCTGTTTTTCGTGAACGGATTCCCGCCGCGGATATCACCTCGCTTGGTGGTCCACTGTTTTTTCCCCCATTTGCGCCGTTCGAGTTCAGAAACGACAGGCATCAAGGCCTTGCGATCCATGTAGAGATCGTAAATCGCCCGCACCCGGGCCGCCTCATCTTCATTGATGATCAGCCGTCCCCCCTTGGGATCCACGTCGTAACCCAGAACCGGTGTGCCGCCGACCCATTTCCCTTTTTTGCGGGCTGCGGACATCTTGTCCCTGGTGCGCTCCGAAATAATCTCCCGTTCGAATTGGGCGAAGGAGAACAAGATATTCAGCGTGAGGCGCCCCATGGAACTGGTTGTGTTGAACTGCTGCGTGACCGAGACGAAGCTCACGGCGTGCTTATCGAAAAGTTCCATGAGGCGCGAGAAGTCCAAGAGGGACCGACTGAGACGATCCACCTTGTAGACCACCACACAATCTATTCCGCCGGCCTCGATGTCCGCAATAAGTCGCTTGAGGGCCGGCCGCTCCATGTTGCCGCCGGTGAATCCGCCGTCATCGTAGCGTTCGGAGATGCATAGCCACTTTTCATGTCGTTGGCTCGCGATGTAGGCCTCGGCGGATTCCCTCTGGGCGTCGAGGCTGTTGAAGGCCTGGTCCAGGCCCTCGTCGGTTGATTTTCTCGTGTAAATGGCACACCGCACGGTCGCCCTGAGGTCCTCCACCGATTGCATGGTGGATGCACTGGTTCTGCTCATTCATTGCTCCCTTTCGACTCATTGTTCTGATTTCGCGGCCGCTTGGATTTTTTTAGCCCGAAAAAGAGGAACCCGTTCCATTTAGTGCCTGTCGCCGCCTGAGCGATGGCGGACAAGGATTTGAAGTGGCGGCCGTCATACTCGAAGCCCTTGTCGAGAACCTTGACCACGATATCCCGGCCCTGAAATTCTCTGACCAGTAGAGTCCCGGGCAAGGGCAATCTGGTATCCATCAATTGGAGAAGCCGTCCGGTCACCGAACGCTGCCTCACTTCCATCAACCCCGGTTTGACGGGATCGCGCGGTGTACGGATCCGAAGATCGGCGTCATTTGCTATTTCCTCGGCCCTCCGTTTTGCTCGTTCCGACAGGCCGCCTTCAGCCAAGGCCTGAATACGCCAGGCGATCCGCTTGCGAAGGAAGTCCTTGTGCTGCGACCTCGTTTCCTCACCGAAGACATCGATATACCTTTCCCGCAGTTCGCCGACAGTCATCCGGGAAAGGGCCTGCACCTGCTGGTAAGTTTCTTTATCCATTGAAGCCTCCACACCTCTTTGATGCTCTATGTAACAAGGCCTATATCGTCCGAAGAATCAAGAGAAATATTCGCAATAAAATCAGAATCTTGCGAATCATTGTCATGCCCCATAATCTCCAGATCAGACCCAGGCAAACGGCGCCTATCTCGATAGCGAAGGTAACCTTTCGCCAAGATCGATGCGATTTCTGAAATTGTTTTTTCGAGTAAAGTTACTGCAGGTTCTCCAGCTTCCATCATGCCCTCCTTGCGGCGGCCATGGGAGAGACATCGTGGATGCAGCCAGAGTGAGATGGGCTTGTTTTTCGGGTCGGAAATCATGGAAGTCCATCTGTCCGCATTGGAAGGCGGTCATGGCGTCACCCACAACGATTCCGTCTCTCCGGCCGCTCCGCTGTCTGGTAATTTTTCCTGGCACTCGTGCCCGGCTTTTGATAGATACTTACCGGATTCTCTTTCAGGGTGTCGGGGATTGAATGTCGAAGGGGGAGCTGTTAACCCCATAATTGGTGAGAAACGGAGAATTGGAGAATTTGAGGCGTTTTTCTGGGGCTTCGGACGCAATCGTCCGCGTTACATTCGGTTCCCCGAAAACAACCGGTGAAATGGAGAATATGGGGAAATTCGTAGGCGTGTGCAAGAGGCTACGAATTCATTAGAAATAACGAAACCCCGAAGGGATGACCCGACGGGGTTTCGCGTTAACAAGGATCTGCTAAAATTTAGCAGATTGAATTTTGGCTCCCCAGCGCGGACTCGAACCACGGACCCGATGGTTAACAGCCATCTGCTCTACCGACTGAGCTACTGAGGAGTAGTTTTTTACAATAACGGGCT